TGATTCAGCCGTTGATAACGAGTTACTGCAGTGGTGGGCAAATCACAGCTTTGAAAACGGCTTTAGCCAAGATGAGTTTGAGCAGGGCATTGAGATGTATGCGCAAGCTATGGGTGGAAACCAACCAGATCTTGAAGCTGAAATGGAAAAGCTGGGCGAAAACGCCAATGCACGAGTTGACGCTGCGTCAGCTTGGGCAAGTAAGTTTTTCCCAGAAGAATCTATGTCTGCAATTGAGCGCATGTGTGAAAGTCATGAGGGAATTGTTGCTCTTGAAGTTATGATGGAAGCAATGAAGGACGGCTCTTTTGCGAATGAAGCACAGACTTCTGCTGGACTTTCCGAGCTTGAGTTGCGTCAAATGATGCAAGACCCACGATATCATGACACCACACGGCGCGATCCAGCCTATGTAAAGCAGGTAGAAGATGGCTACAAACAACTCTACAGAGGTTAAGATTTTAGAAAGAGGGGCGTTTTACATGACGCCCCTTTCGCCATTTCACTTAGATGAAGTTGCGCAAAATATGTCTCCCGAGAATCGTAGGGAATTAAGATTGCTTGGCTATACTGATTTGCGTGTTGCAATGAGTGAAATGTATGAGCAAGCTGAAGCATATATTGTGCGAAAGGAAGGTGGTCCAATCATCTGCGTGGGTGGTTTATGGTATAGCGAAGACCAAGACCACCCGCAAATGTTTACAATATTTACGGAACACGCCAAAGAAAACTTTGTAATGCTGGCAAGAGGTTCTCGAATGCTTGTGGATTTTTTGTCACAGTCGCAAAACCACATGACGATGACAATTTTGGCTGATTATGAAGGTGTTTTAAACTGGGCAGTCTGGTTAGGGTTCGAGCCAGTAGGCACTATTGCAAGCGGCGAATATAAATATGTTGAATTTATTCGTTGCAATTTAGAAGAAAATTGTGTTTACGATAGTGCATCACGGCCCGTGGTACACTGATTGGCCCGAAAGGACACCCAAGTTGAAGTGAGGAAAGCGGATACCCGTAGTAACCCGAAACTTCAATTAAGGACTGTAAAATGGCTAATACAATTGACCAAGCCTTTATCAAGCAGTTTGAATCAGAAGTTCACATGGCGTACCAACGTATGGGTTCCAAACTACGTGGAACAGTTCGTACAAACAATGTGACTGGTTCAGTTGCTCGATTCCAAAAAATCGGTGCTGGCACTGCCAACACAAAAACACGCAACGGTAATGTAACAGCGATGGAGCTAGTGCATACAAATGTAGAAGCTACAATGGCTGACTACTATGCACCAGAATACATCGACAAGCTGGACGAGTTGAAGGTAAACATCAACGAGCGTCAAGCTGTCGCACAATCTGCTGCTGCTGCTCTAGGTCGTAAGACTGATGAGATTATCACAACAGCTATGGACGCTGGCGCAAATGCAACACAAATTGCAGACACTACTGGCGCTCTAGCCAAAGCTGACCTGCTAACTTTGTTTGAAACATTTGGTTCTGCAGACATTCCAGAAGACGGACAGCGTTACATCGCGATGTCACCTGCTGGTTTTGCTGACTTGTTCAACATCAACGAGTTTGCTTCAAGCGACTTTGTTGGTCCACAAAACCTGCCATTTGCTGGCGGCATGACAATGAAAGAGTTCTTGGGCTTCAAGATTTTCTCAACGTCTGCTGTAGCTGGTGGTAAGAACTTTGCATACCACACATCTGCTGTTGGTCTAGGTATCAACTCTGACGTACAGACTGAGGTCAACTACGTTCCAGAGAAAGTTGCACACCTAACCACATCAATGATGTCAATGGGTTCCATTGTTATTGATGACAATGGTGTCTACGAAGTTCTAGACAACAACTAATAGGGATGGGGGCTTCGGCCCCCAACTTGCTTATGCCAAAGGTAGCAAATTCAGCTTTAGATGTTGCAAGCAACGCGCTCTTTTTGATGGGCGCTGATTCTATTTCTAGCTTTACTGAGGGTACACCTGAGGCAAAGGTCGCTAACGCTTTGTATGAAGACATTGTTCAGTCATCATTTGCCTCACATCGTTGGCGATTTGCGTCAAGGCAAGCAACGCTTACCCGACTTAATACAAAGCCATCTGGTCGGTGGGACGCTTCTTATCATATCCCATCATCTGTTGTAACTGTTACTGCAGTTACTGTAAATGAAATCCCAATTAAGTATGATATCTACCAAAATAAAATTAACTGTGATGAGCCTGAAACCAGCACAGTTGTATTAGATTATGTAGATCGGTCTCCTGAATCTAGCTGGCCTTCTTACTTTACAACCGCTGTTGAGTTTTCATTAGCGGCTACGTTTGCGATTACGCTTGCTAGGGATGCAAGCCTTGCTCAGTTAATGGAAGTGAAAGCGCAGCAACTATTTGTTAAGGCGCGTAACATTGACTCTCAGCAACAGACAACTCGCAAACTAAACACATCGAGGTTCATTGCACAAAGGCGTAGCTAATGCAGAAAGTTAGAGTACCTATTAACAGCTTTCAATTTGGCGAAGTCAGTGATTCTCTTAAGATGCGTACAGACACTCCTGTTTACGCTCAATCTGCACAAAGCCTAGAGAATATGGTTGTTATGTCAGAAGGGTCTGTGAAAAAGCGTTATGGCCTAAAGCATATATACGATTATGGATTAGTGTACAAAGCCTCTGATGAGACTGGTGTTGCTGATGATGACGGAATTGTTACTGAGTTTACAAACGCAGGGGAAACCAGCTTTACACTAGATGGAGCATTTGTTTCTGATGGCGTTGCTTCTTTTGATGGTGCTGCAAGGTTTATTACATTTTATAATGACAATAACGCATCCCCCGGGAATCCTATTCCATCAGTTCTAAATTTAACGCTAACTATTACTGGCACAGATATATACGGGTTTCCCCAAACAGAAACAATTGATTTAGATGATGACATTGCAAGTTATACAAGCACTAAATCTTTTAAGACTGTTAGCTCGGTTTCTATAAATACTGCACCAACAAACTTTAACTTAAAAGTAGGTGTTACTGCTACGCTTGATTATTTAAATAAGCCAAATCAATCTCATTTATTTAAATTTATTTTTGATGAGAATGAAGAGTACATAATTTCTGTAGAGCATCAAAGGGTTCGCTGCTTTCGCCTTTTGAGTGACGGAACGATTTCTCTTGTATCTACACTAACTGCAGATGTGGATTCAGCAACTCTTCCTTTTGATCAGGACTATCTGCAGGAATATACATATGCACAGTATGGCGATGTAATGTTTATTGCTCATCCGTTGTTTATGACAAGAATGCTAACACGTACTAGCCTTACATCATTTGAAATTAGCACTTATGCGTTTGACACTCGCGCTGATAGTAACGTAGTTTATCAGCCCTATAGTCGCTATCAGGCTCAGGGGGTAACGCTAGACCCATCGGCAACAAGTGGCACTGGCGTTACCTTAACTACAAGCGAAAACTATTGGGATATAACTGGCACTCAGTCTGGAGGTAACTACCCAGACTCAAAGCATATTGGTGTTGTTGTTCGTTATGGTGGCAATGAAATTGAAGTAAAAAGCGTTCAATCTGCAACTCAAGCTACTGGTGATGTTGTCGATGAGCTAAAGATTCGCCTTAGTGTTTTAAATCCACTCCGCACTATTGATGGCTCTGCAACTGTAGAGGTTACTCATTTAAGTCATGGATTTGGTGGCGGTGAGACTATTGTAATTGAAGAGGCATCTGCGGTTGGCGGTATTAACACAGGTAATCTAAATGGCACTCGCACTGTTGGTGAGATTATTGACGAAAATACATATACATTTACTGCTGGCGGTAATGCTTCAAGCTCAGAAGATGGTGGCGGTTATGTAAAAATTGTTTGTCATGCGCCAACAGATGATTGGGATGAGCAAGCATATTCTGCAAAGCGAGGATACCCTGCAGCCGTAACATTCCATGAAAACCGTCTTTGTTTTGGTGGGACTCTTGCCGAACCAGATACAATCTGGATGTCGCAGATTGGTGAGTTCTTTAACTTTGATGAGGGTGAAGCTGCAGATAGCGAAGCTATTACACTTACTGCAGCAACTGGTGACGTAAACGAAATACGCTATTTGATTTCTAATCGTGACTTGCAAGTGTTTACTGCGTCAGGTGAGCTTTATATTCCAACATATCTTAACCAAGCAATCACACCAACGAACGCACAGATTCGCAAGCAAACACCTTATGGTAGCTCTTTTGTTCAACCAGTATCGATTGATGGTGCAACTGTTTTCGTGCAGCAAAACGGCAGAGTTGTTCGTGAGTATCTGTATTCAGATTCAGAGGATGCTTACACAGCGACAGCAATTTCTACTATTGCAAGTCATTTAATAACAGACCCTAAGTGTTTAACCGTTGTGCATAGTGGCTTCGGGCTTCCTGATTCTTATGCAGCACTTACTCTAAGCAATGGTGATATGGCGTTGTTTTCATCTAATCGTGCTGAACGTAGGGCTGCATGGACAAGAGTAACAACGAGTGGCAGTTTTTGTTCTGTTGTCGGAATTGAAGACCGTTTGTTTGCTAATATTTGGTACGACAACCAGCTGCATCTATGTGAGTTTGACCAAGAAATTGGCTTAGACAAGTTTGTCTCTGGTGCTATTTCTGCAAATAAACTTAATGTAAGCGCGGCGTTTGCTGATGGAGATGTAATTCAAGTCATTCACAGTGATGGAACTTATATCGGAGATAAAACTGTAGACTCTTCTGATGAGATTGATCTTACTGGATACACTGGCACTGTATATGCTGGGCTAAAGTTTACAGTAAAAATCGAAACAAATGAGATTGATGCATCTATGGGTGCTGGACCTGCAACAGGTACTAAGCGTGGCATTACAAACGTAGTCGTTGACTTCAAGGATACTGACTCAGCTAAAGTAAATTCCAGCAAGTTAATTGAGTCTAACACGTTTTCTGGAAAAAAAGAGTTTCGTGTACTAGGCTATAGTAGATCACCAACCGTAATCATTGAGCAAGACGATCCTCTTCCAATGCAAGTCAACGGAATTGTAGCGGAGTTAATAACATGAGTGCTATGTTAGCATTACAGGCTTTTAGTGCAGTAGCAAAGTTTGCTGGCGCAATGCAAGCTGGTCAAGCTGAACAAGATGCGCGTGAGTCAGAAGCATTTAATATCGAAACTGAGAGAGTTCGCTCACAGACCAATGCACTTCAGCGTCACAATGATCGTTTAGAGCAGTATCGATTAAATACTAAGGCTAATCTTGCAGCATTCGCAGCAACTGGTCGAAATATTGGACGTTATAACGTTAAATCCTTTATGGAGCGTCAGAAGGAAATAACAACCCAAGATACAACCCGCTCTGATATTATGGGTTGTTATTTCCTTC